ATTCGCCTGGCACGGTCGAGATGCGTATCTTCCGATCGGGAATGCTGCTGAAGCCTCTAGCCAACAAGGCTCACCTTCAGCTTGTCGTATGCGCGGCGCAGCTCGGCGTCGTTCCGCATGCGTTCGTTTGCGCGGTTGCAGCCGTGCCAGACAGTGCTGTGATCACGGTCCATGGCCCGGCCGATTTGCACCAGCGGCTGGTGTGTCAGCTCATGCGCCAACAGGTATGCCAGGTGACGCCAACGGGCCAGGGGTTGCTGCCGGCCGCGGCCCAGCAATGCTTCGGTCGGAATGCCGGCCTCTCGGCTTACGGCAATGACAACGTCTTTGACCGATACTGATGGGGCGATATCTCGCAAATCTTCGTTCCGGGATACAAAGCCTCGACCAGCTTCTTCTTGAGCCGGTACACGTCGGTCTTGTAGCCCTTCACGTCCTCTATCACCTGGCACCCAACTTGGCCGTCTGGTCCGCTCCGAGAAGAATCTAAATATCTGAAGTCCGCGAGGTAGTCGCATATCTTTCTCCCATTTATCTCGCACCTGATCCTTGGGTGGATTTCGAGGTGGCTGATTTCGCCGGCGTCGAGCCGGGGCTTTAGTGTGTGGAGGTAGTGCTTGGCCTCGGCCTGGCTGTCGAAGACGTGGCCGTCCAGCTCCACCTTTTTGTTTCGGAACTTGCTAGGCGGCATCACGATCTGCCAGGCTTTCACGCAGTAGCGCCTCAACCAGTGACGCCAGCGATCGGCGTTCTGCCTTGGCTCTGGCCTCCAACCTGGCCTTGAGGACCGAATTAATTCGGACAAAAAGAGCCACATTTTCAGTGTCTTCCACGATTATCTCCAAAAAGTAACATCTGGTACTTGTACAACAGCTATCACGGTGCTATCTGTATTGTATAGACGAACAAAGACCAAACGCTAGAAACAGGAGCAAGACAAATGGCCTACAGCCTGACAATCCGCGATTTAGTCAATGACGTGGTAATTACCAAAGATGGGTTTGCGACGGTCACAGAGGCAAAGAACGATGCGGAAAGATATATTCACAGCAGCAAGGCTGACAGATTGCACTGTCAGAACTTGGGCTTGGCTGGCGAATTTCGTCGCAAAAATCTTGTGACGATTGACGTGCTGAAGAACGGCAAGAAGTACGCAACCTATGCTTGGCTTCCGATGCACCCACGATACGAGCCGCACCTTGTTATGCGCGGCGGTTATTTCAGAAAGGCGGCGGCCTAACGGCCCCGCCAAACCAAAGGAGAAAGCAAATGAACAACATCATCAACGTGCCGCAGGAACACGCCGACATCGGAGTTCTCTGGGTTTGTTTGAACTCGGTAGACTTCACCGGCAACGAAGAGGCTGAACAGGAACATCGTCGGCTGCTGCTGATCTACCGTCGCAAGATGGCCAAGATCGAAGGGTGCAAGCCAAAAGAAATCCCCAGCGAGATGATCGAACACTACGACTACATCAACAAGGAGCGTGGCAAGAAGTACGCACGCAGCGCAACAGGTGGAGCCTAACGGCCCCGCCCACCAGGTTGACCAACCCGTTGCCGTCGCATAATGTATACAACTACCAAACGACACGGCAACGAAACACACACTGCATGGAGGGATAACATGCTTACAGAAACCAGACCCGACCACGGTGTACCGCATGAGGGCAGCTATGCTGCCTTTGTCCGGGTGTCTACCGAT